TAATGCTGGACTTATCCCAACGCCTCAGCTAACTACTTTGTTTAATGGCAAGTCTGACAGCTTCCGCGCAAGTATTGAAGCTATCAACACTGCAGCTTTACCGGCTATGGGTATGTCGCTACAAATCCCTCGCATTAAAACCGTCCCAACGGTCGCGGATACAAATGAAGGCTCAGCACCTTCAGAGACAGGCATGGAGGTAGAGTTTGTTACTGCTACTGTAAATAAGTACGCAGGACAGAACACAGTTTCCGTCGAATTGTTCGACCGTTCAGACCCAGTATTTTTAAACGTATTGGTTCAACAAATGGCCGACGCTTACGCGCTAGCTACTAACAATTTTGTTAACGGTGCTTTGATTACTGCAGCTACTACAGACGCTACTACTACCGTTACTTACCCAACAGCTGCAGAGCTTCTAGGTATTGTTTCACGCGGTGCAGCTAGCGTTTATTCAAACAGCAAGCGTTTTGCTCGCAATATGATCGCTTCAAGCGGACAATGGGCAAACATTATGACCCTTAACGACTCAGGGCGACCAATCTACACAGCGCAACAGCCACAAAACGCAGGCGGCGCAGTATCAGTGTCAAGCCTACGCGGCAACGTTGCAGGACTTGATCTATACGTAGATTATGCAAACGCAGGCGACGGCGACGGTACACTTTTGATCGTCAACCCTGACTGCTTCACCTGGTACGAATCCCCAGCACTACGTTTGACCACTAACGTAATCTCTAGCGGACAAATCGAAATCATGTACTACGGATACGGTGCCCTTGCTAACTTGGCAGACGGCGGCGCGTTTAAGAATAACAAGGCGTAAGCCTAAAACACTAGAACCCTAGACCCTGCCCCTAGTCCGGTGGGGTTTAGGCCAAACAGTTAGGAGTAGAGCGCGTGGCTGCAACATATATAACTATGGCTGAGTTACGCGCTTTGCTTAACATAACTGGGATTACCCTTTACACAGACGCTTCAGTAGAGGAAGTTTGTCAAGCTACAGAGGACATACTCAACAAATACTTATGGTTTAACACCGCGCCTATATCTGCTACGGGTTTGTCAGCCAACGTAGCTACAATTACTACCCCTACACCTCATGGCTTTGTAACTGGCCAGCAAGTAACAGTAGCCGGCGCAGGTACTACTTTTAATGGCACTAAAACACTAACTGGCTATGACCTTTACCGTTTTACTTTTGATAAAACAGCTGCAGACCAAACTACACACTTAGTAAAACCTTACGGCTTAGCCACTGGACCTAACCACGCTACAGATTATGCAAGTGTGCCAGCGGTGCGCGAAGCTGCAGCCGCTTTAGCTACTACTATCTGGCAAGCACGCCAGGCACCAGGGGCCAGCGTTACTACTATTGATGGCTTTATCGCCTCACCTTATCAGCTAGGCAATACTCTTATAGCAAAGGTACGCGGGCTTATAGCCCCGTATATGTCGCCTAACTCTATGGTGGGCTAATGCCTGCAGCTATAACTACCCTTAGATCAACACTAGCTACAGCGTTAGCTAACGTCGGTGTCTGGACAGTGTTTAATCACGTCCCAGAAATCCCTTTAAGCAACTCGTTAGTTATCGCCAATGATGACCCTTATATTTTGGTTAACAGCAACGTTAAAACTGCCATAGCCCCTACGGTACGTTTTAAGTTATTTTTGTTAGTGCCAGTTATGGATAACTTAGGTAGCCAGACCAAGCTAGAGGATTACTATTTAGCTGTTATGACAAAGTTAGCAGCTAGTAACTTAACAATAAATATAACTAGCTTTAGCGCGCCTGCAATTTTGGAAACCCCTAGCGGTAACTTGCTTCAAAGTGAAGCCGGTTTAGAGATAATAAGCGAGTGGAGTTAATTATGGCTAACTATAAAGTAATGATAGATAACGAAATCGCCGGAGTTGGCTTAGGCGGTACCGTTACAGACACAGATTTAGAAGGGTGGGACTTACCACACTTGCTAAAAATTGGCGCTTTAGAGGAATCCTCAGTAAGCCCAACCCCTACTAAAGTAAAGGAAGTGCAGGAATAATGGCAATTTATTTTACAAATAATACTTACCTAAAACTAGGTACTTATGATATGTCAAGCGTAGTTATCTCAGCTAGCATTAACGTAAACTTTGATCAGCTAGAAATTACAGCTATGGGCGACGCAGCGCACAAATACCTAAAGGGTTTGCAGGCTTCAACCCTTAGCGGCAGCCTTTATATTGACCAGGCAGCTATCGGGGCAGGTTCAACACGTGCAGTACTAGACAGCCTTAGCGGCACGTCTGCAGCGTTTGAGATCGGTGCTAACGGTTCTACTGCAAGCTCTACAAACCCAGTCTACAAAGGCTCTTGCTTTGTTAACGGGTACACACCTATTAACGGTGCCAACGGTGAAATCGCCCAATTAGACTTCCAATTTGACATCACAGCACAAACAGCACCATTCCCAGCAGTAAGCTAATAAGAAACGAGGGCTAGAAAATGGCAAGGTTAAAAATTACTAGAGATACCGGCGTAGTAGAGGAATACGACATTACGCCGGCTATCGAAGTAGAGTTCGAAGCCTACGCAAAAATGGGCATTAACAAATGCTTTAGGGAACAGGAAAAACAAACCGACGTTTACTATTTATGTTGGCTAGCGATTAAACGCAGCGGCCAGACAGTAGCTCTATTCGGTGAGGCTTTTCTTAACACCTTGAAGGCAGTAGAGGTGCTAGATAACGACCCTTTAGCTGGGTAGGTAATAGGGAACTACTTACCTACCAAATAGCAGCGTTAGCGGTTGAAACTGGCATAGCACCTAAAGAGTTTGTAGAAATGTCGCCGGAGATGTTGGCGGCAGTCTACAAAGTACTAAAAGATAGAAACGAGGCAGCAAAGCGTGGCTACAGCAAAAATCGTAGGACTAGATGAAACGGTTAGAGCTTTACGCCAATTTGACCCTGCAGCCTTAAAAGAGATGAATAAAACAATTTACCAGGCTATGAAAATAGCCCAGATAGACGCTAGGCAGTTATCGCCTACGGTTTCACCTTTAAGCGGCTGGGCTAGACCTGTTAAAGAAGGCAAGTGGTCGCGCCTAACCTTTCAAGCCAAGCCTATTAAAATGGGATTAAAAACAAAGATAGATCGCGCACGTAAACGCGGTACCTGGACTAGCAAAGCCTATTTACTTATTAACGCAGACCCAGCCGGTAATATCTACGAGTGGGCTGGTAGACATAACGGTAAGACTGCTCAGGGTGCTAGGTTTATTAAAGCTATTAGAGATCAGTCAAACGTAACAGTACGCGGTAAGCAAGGCCGTATAGCTTACAAAGCTGTAGAGGACAACAGGCCAGAGATTATTACTAAATCCAATGCAGCTATAGCAAAAGCCGAAGCTATAGTAAATCGAAAGCTGGCTAAATAATGGTTATTAAAGTACCTATAATTGTCAGCTATAACAATAAAGGTACTAAGCAGGCCGTTAAAGGTATTGGCGGTTTAGAAAAATCTTTTAAGAAAATGGGGCTAGCCTCTAAGTTATCTTTTGCTGCAGCTACTACGGCAGTAACAGCCTTTACAAAGAAGGCAGTAACCGCAGCCCTAGAGGAATCTAAAGCGGTAGCTGTACTCAATAAAAGCCTAGATAATTTAGGATTAGCGTTTGCCTCTACTGGTGTTAACGCTTATATAGATAGTTTGCAAAGAGCTACGGGCGTATCCGAGGATTTACTAAGGCCGGCGTTTGGCAGGTTGATTAGGTCTACTAACGATTTAGGTAAAGCACAGCAATTACTAGCCCTGAGCTTAGACATAAGCGCGGCTACCGGTAAATCTGCAGACGCAGTAGCAGCTTCATTATCTAAAGCCTACTTGGGGCAAAATACGGCGTTAGGCCGGTTAGGCGTTGGCTTATCTAAAGCCGAGTTAGCTTCTAGCAGCTTTGAGGAAATACAAGCAAAATTAACTACGCTGTTTGCAGGTAGCGCAAAGGCCGCAGCCGATACTTATGCCGGTAGCGTCGCTAAGCTACAAATAGCCGCAAAAGAGGCAAGCGAAACTATTGGGTTTGCTTTAATTGACGGTATACGCAGACTAGGCGACGAGCAGGGCATAGATGACGCAGCCGACTCTATGGAAAAGTTAGCAAGTCAAACAGCGTTTGCTATAACAGGATTTAGCGTTTTATCCGACACTATTAGTAATAGTGCTTTAGGTAAAGGTTTTGGTTCATTATTGCAATTCGGCCCTATAGCTATGGCTATAAATGAATTAGCAAGATTAGGTAAAGCTACTGTAGCTAGTGAAACTACAGGTACTAACCGACAAAGCCCGCGAGTAGCTGAGCAGGCAGCCGCTAAGGCTGCTAAAGCGCGAGCAAAAGAGATAGCCGACCGGACTAAAATAGTAACTATTACTAAAGCTCAGGCAGCTAATGAAAAGTTATCGCGTATGTTTGATATGGACGCAATACAGCTAGCAGCTGCCTTGCAATACAAACTATCTAAAGAGGATGAGGCCAGAGTAAAGGCCCTACAGGCATTAAAGACCGACGATAAGAACGACGATATTAAAGCCCTTAGCGATTTAGAAGCTGCTAAACGCCAGGCAACCTTTGACGAGATCGCTAGGCTTAAACTGATCGTAGAGGAATCTAAAAAGGCTAACGAGGAAATACTCGCAGACGCTAGAGCCAGAATCTCAGCTTTAAGTAAAGCCTCACTACCAAGCGCGGCAGCTTATAGCGTAGGTGCGGCCGGTAGCACTTTCGCCCCTGGTCTAGCTGAGGCTAAATCTGCACTAGCTAAAGGTACTTTTGGCGGCGGGAACGACTTAAGTTATTTAGGCTTTGATCTAGCAGCACTAGGCGCAGCTAATATGCAAATGGAAACCGGTATAGCAGCTCAACAGGCGACAGGCCCAACGAGTGTAACCGTCAACCTTCAAGGCGGGATTAACGTAGGTAGCGAACAAGAGTTCGAACAGAAAATACAAACAGCCCTACAGGGATTAAATCGCGCGGGAAGTAGTTTTTATACAGCGGGTATGTTGCAATAATGGCAGCCCCAACGATTAACTGCATAGTTAACTTTAGCTCTGGTGCTTCTTTTGGCCAGGCTATGATTATCGGCTCTGGTGTATTAGGCGTTAACGTACTTAGCGATAGTGCAACTGTTACAGCTGACGTATCTAATCAAGTCCAGGCTGTAAGTATCCAGCGTGGCCGTAATGCTAACGCGGACCAATTCCAAGCCGGTACTGCCTCTATACGTATTGCAGATATTAACGGCGACTTTAACCCAGAAAACTCAAGCAGCCCATACGCAGGGCTTTTGCTGCCTTTACGTAAAGTTACAATAACTGCAACTGACAATAATACGGGGCTGGTCTATCCGCTGTTTGCAGGCTATATAACAGGCTATAACTTTACTCAGGCTCAGGTAGTAGGTGAGGTGTCCTATACGACGCTAACGGCCTCAGACGGCTTTAGATTGCTTAATATGGGTACCGTATCAACTGTTACAGGTGCTACAGCTGGGCAGTTATCAGGGGCTAGAGTTACTAAGATTTTGGACCAGATCGCTTGGCCTAACTCTATGCGTGATATAGACGCAGGGCAGACGACGCTACAGGCTGACCCTGGCACTACCAGGACTGCACTAAACGCTTTGCAGACCGTAGAAACTAGCGAGTACGGCGCGGTATATATTGACGCTAGCGGTAACGTAACTTTTCAAGATCGAGCGTTAACCTCTAGCTCTATCGGCGGTACTGCTACGGTGTTTGCTGACGACGGCTCAGGTATCCAGTACCAGAACGTGCGCTGGGTGCTAGACGATAGCCTGGTGTATAACAAAGCCTCAATAACGGCTACAGGGTTAGCTACTCAGACGGCTACTAACCAGGACAGCATAGACAAGTATTTTTTACACAGCTATAACAAAACTGATTTACTAATGCAGACTACAGCTGAGGCCCTTAACTACGCTAATGCGTACGTAGCCTCTAGGCAAGAAACGACCGTAAGGTGCGACAGCGTTACTTTGCTAGACCTAAATACCGTAGGTTATGACGCAGGAGTAGCAGCCGCTTTAGAGCTTGATTTTTTTGACACTATTACGGTTAAGTCAACACAGCCAAATAGCGTAGGCACTAGCACGCTTGATAAGACTTTGCAGATATTCGGCGTAAGTTACAATATAACCCCTACGCGCTGGTCTACTACTTTTGTTACGTTAGAGCCAATTATAGAATCTTTTATAATTGGT